AGGAACGGGAACTGGTCAGCGTCGTCCGTCAGGTCGAAACCTGTGAATAGAATGACCGCCATAACACCCTCCCTTAGAGCTTGAAGATCTTGTTGCTACCGTTCGGCCAGGACACGGTAATGTTGCCACCGTTCGGCGTGGTCGGCAGGCCAGTGTAATCGTCAATGTATGCGATCAGCTGGCTGGTGCCTTCGGCGCCAGTGTGCAAGTAAAGCACGAGGGCCTCGAACTGGTCACCACTCACGGAGTTGATCGTGAGGTCATCAGCATCAGCAATGCCATCCACCGATGTCTTGTTTGCCAGGGAAGCGGCACTTACCGCCACGCGAGCGCCGGCCGGGATGTCATCAAGGAAGTCGTCGGCATTCTGGTCAACGGTGTAGTCCGCCGAATCCACAAAAATGCATCGGATGTCATCAGTGTCCCATGCAAGGTCACCTTCAAGAAAGGCGTTCCGCCCTTTGTCGTACAGAAATGAACTCATGTTGTCCTCCAGTGTTAGTTATCGTTAGATGTCCACACCGGCGCTGCGCCAGGTGCCGACCATTTCATCCGCTACTTTCTTTGCGTCCGCATTGTTCACGTCCACGAAAAGATTGACCACTTGCGGCGGCTTGGTGTAGAACTGAGGAGCCGCATTCATTCCCCAGATTCCAGTATTCGTAATGCCCGCCTGTTGTCCACCACCGCCGCCCGGAGGCGCTGGCACGAAGGGTGACCGAGCAACATCCTGCAAACCACCTGCGTACACAGACGTGATTTTGCCGACAGTTGCCACGGCCCCGGACGCCAGCTTGGAGACCCCGGCTTGGACAGCCTTGGTCACGCTACCGAACGAGTCGTTAATGGCCACCCCGGCTGCTGTACCGGCCTGGCGCAATCTATTCGACCCGGAGGTCACCGCGGTCGCAGCAGTGCCAAGGTCGCGGCCATACTGGTTTGCTGAGGTAACCTCGTCGTTACGCAGGTCCTCGCGGTTGTCTAGGTTCCGTGCTTCCAGCTTCAGCAGCTTGTCCTCAATCTCGAGAATTCGCAGTTGCTCCTTCTGGGTCTTACGCTCCTTCTTCTGAAGGGTGACCAGTTCCTTTTGTAGGCTTTCGTACTCATCCACGTTCTTCTTGTCCAGCGGCTCGAACTGGCTGAACTGCTGGCCCACACTCACCAGTGACCGTTCCATGAACGCCAAGGCATTTGACAGCGGTACATCCAAGTTCTCTAGGAACCTGAGATAGTACAACTGCTTTGCCTGAATGGCGGCGTCAGGCAGGTGCGTGGTCGGTGTAATGTTGCCGCCGCCCATGAGCGCATTGAGACTCCGGGTCTGGGTGCTCACCGCGTTTGCCACGGTAATCATCCCGGAGGCGACCTCATCCATCACGCTGCCCCAATTGTCCACATTGCTTCCCAGCTCCTGCAGGATCTCGGCCCCGCGTTCCTGTACAGACTTGAGTTCATCAAACCCGTAATCGATATGGTCCGTCTGGGTGTCGATGCTCCGCTGGGTCTGGTACGTGGCTTCGGCGACAGTGTTTGTGGCCGCGACAACTTCCTTGGTCACGTCGGTCATTTCGGACGTGGCGACTTCGGCGGTTACCTTGGCTTCCTCCTTCGCTTCCCGAACCGTCTTCTCCAGTTCGGAGTCCTGTACAAAGATGCCGTTGTTAAGGGTCTCGGCAATTTCCCGAAGGGTCGTTTTGATGGTGTCGGCGCTGGCGTTCAGGTACCCAATACCTTCGCGGGTCTTGGCCGTGTTGTTCCTGATGGAGAACTCCTGCTCCCCGGTCCAGATCTTAATGAACCGCGTGTTCTCCTCGATGGCGTTCATGGTCTTTTCCATCTTGGCGTTCTGGAAATTTCCGATGATGCTGGAAACCATGGTGCCCAGCGTACCCAACATACCGAGAGGACCCATTGCCAGCGCGCCCATGGCTCCGCCACCACCACCAGCGGCCCCGGCTGCGCCCCCGCCGACGAGCTTGTCAATGCCTTTCATCAGGCCGTCGAACGCCTTGCTAAGGCCCGCTACAGCGCCTTGTGCATTCAGCAAGGAATTCATCAGGGTCTTGGCAATGGTTTCAATTGCGAACCGGAGGACGGCTTTGCCCGCCTGCTCAAACACGTTCACGACAACTTCCCCGAAGTTCTTGCCCTCAAGGATGGCGTCGGCAATACCCTTCGACAGGTCAGTGACGATGGTTGACACCTGCTTCATAACGAAGCCGGCTTCACCCGCCTTCTTTGATACCTTGTCCCAGCCAACACCCGTTTCCTTTAGAGCATCCCCGGCTGCGTCTAACTCCTTCTCCAGCCCCTTGGTATCGTGCCCGAGTTGCCGTGTCAGGTCAATCTGTTTCTCCAAGGACTTGATGACCACACGCCAGTAGTCACCGGCGCTATCGGTGCCATCTTCCCAAGTCTTCAGTATGGCTTCCCGGTTGTCCTCATGAGCCGCAATCATTTTCTCGATCTCATGGACACTGGTGACGCCGTAAGCCTTCATTGCCTTGTCGGCCGCGACCATGCCTTCAGTGACGGCCGTGAGCGACTCCTGAGCTAGGGTGTCGAGGAGACCGCCCGCCACTTCCAATTCGGTAGAGAGCTCCTTGATGCTCTTGACAACTCCAGACTGCACGGCCACCTGTAGCGCCTTGAACTCATCGTCCAAACTGTGCTGCGTGATCTGGGCCATGACTCCGTCCAGCCGCACCAGCTCCCGGCGCAGAGCGTCGATTGCTGGGCCGGCCGTGACGCCAAGCTTGTCGTATACCTTTAGCTGCTCCTCGACGGCCTGGCGGTGCCCCTCAGCCATGTCGGATGCACTTTGCCAGAAGGGTAGGAGCTTGCGCTCTGCCTTCTTGACAGCTTCAATCAATTCATCAAAGGTCTTCGGGATTTCGTCAAGCACCCGTTCGGTTTCGGTGCCGGCCTCAAACATGGCACGTGCGAACTCGGTTGCCTCTTCGGTTGCCTCATGGATGGCGAATGGGAGTAGCTTGACTTGCTTTACAACGTCCTGCGCGAGAGGACCCATGTGTACCAGCGGTCCAATGAAGTCGTGGGCCCCCTCGGCCGCCAGGTCCAGTTCAAGTTTCCAGCGGGCGAAGGCGTCCGCGGTTTCCTCAAGCCCCAGCTTGCGGGCCAGATTACCTGCCATCGCAACGATCTTGCCGAACCCTCCTTCGAAAAACTTGGTAATCTTGGCCCACGCGCTTTTGAAGAAGTTGACAATGCCGCCCCAGATTTTCTTGATGCGGTCGAAGAACTCCTGGCCGAAGATCCGAACGACCCACTTCACGATCCAGTTGCCGATAGCAGTGAATACCTGCGCTACGTTCTTACCGAAGTCGGCAATGACACCGACCACTTTTAGGAACATTCTGGCTAGGTCCCGGCCGAAGGACTCAATCACGTCCTTCACGTTGTGCCAGTGTTTGATGACCACGAACAAGGCCGCCCCGAGCGCCACAATCGCGGCAATAACAATGGCCAGCGTTCCACCCGACAAGGCTGTCAGAGTGGAGATAACGGCCACCACGCCAGCTTTAATGGACGCCCACATGGCAGCGAACCCAATACCCTTGATCGTCATGGCCAGCTTTGCCAGCACGCCACCAAACTTCGTGAACCCTCCGCCCACCTTGGCAAGCGCTGGTACTAGCAATTTGAATGATGCGACCTGCTGAAGGAGTATTCCGGTCACCATGAGGACCGGTCCCAGTGCTGTGACGAAGGCTGCAAAGGCGAGTGCAGTCGCTTGGATAGGCGCCGGCAACTCCTTGAACTTGGTAGCCAGTTCGGAGAACTTGTTTGCCAGTTTAGTAGTCAGCTTGACCAACCGCTCCATATGCGGGGCGAGGATCTGACCCAAGGAAATACCGGCATCCTGTAACGCCGACCTCATCTTGGTCATGCTGCCCTTGAGACCCTTCATCATGGTCTCGGCCATACGCCCAACAGACCCCGCGGCTTTATCAGCCTTCTCTTCAAGGTTGCGCATTGCATCTGCGCCTTGATCAATGATTGAAATCATTGCTGGCCCACCACGCAGACCAATCAACTCCATCATATCAGCTGAGTGCTCGGCGCTGCTGCCTACCTTTTCAAACCCCGCGGCGAACTGTTCAGTGATGGCCGCCATTGGCAGCATGTTACCAGCGGCGTCGAGCACGTTGATACCGTACTTCTTCATGATATTGGCACCCTCTTTTGAGGGACCAAGTAGGCTCGTGATGATCTTGCGGAGACTGGTACCTGCCATGGAACCTTGGATGCCGGCGTTACCAAGTAGACCGATCGCGGCTGCCATCTCATTGAAGCGTAGGCCAACACCTGCAGCAACGGGGCCGACAAACTTGAACGCTGTACCAAGCTGGGTCAGGTCCGTATTTGCCGAGGACATGATGGTAGCAAGGGTATCAGTGGCGGCGGCCAAGTCCTCGACTTCCAAACCGTAGCCTTTGAGAATGTTGGTAATGACGTCGGCTGATTCAGCCAGCCCAATGTTTGCTGCGGCTGCTAAGTTCAAGGTATCCGTCATGGACCCCATGATGTCGGTAGTTTCCATGCCGGCCATGGCAAGGAAACCCATCGCGTCAGCGGCTTCCCCTGCGGTGAACTTGGTGGTCTTGCCAAGGTCCCGAGCTTGTTTTTCAAGGGCTTCAAACTCAGCACCAGTTGCCCCAGACACTGCGGCAACCTTGTTCATCCCAGCTTCGAAGTCACCAGCAAGCTTTAGGCCGGCAGCGGCCGCGGCTACCATAGGTACAGTGATAGCAAGCGACATGGCCATACCGGCCCGTTGCATGTCGGCCCCTACTGTTGCTAGTGACTTCTGCGCCTTCTGGAGGCCACGCGAGAATCCGCTAATATCAGCCCCAATTCGGACGAACAGATCAGCAAGTTTCATCCCCATTGTGCTTCTCCCTCTTAGGTATTACACGGCCACCAAGTCTGGCATTCATTTGCTTAACCAAGTCCAACATCCCCTGCCAGTGGGGCTTGTCGGTTGCCTTGGGCTTCGGTTTCAAACTGGGGAAAAAGTCCCAGGGTTCAATCGGCTTCTTCTGCTTCTTACCGTCTCGAACCGAGTTTGCTACTGCTGCCGCAATTTGACCGGCTCGTGCATCCTTATTCTTCTCCGACTGTTGCCACACGTCGAACCGGTCGTAGAACGTGCGGGGTACAGAGTCCCAGAACTCGGCATCCGAATTGTAGCCAAGGTGGATGCGAGCAATTGACCACAGACTTAACCAGCGGCCGCGACTGCCTTCAATTCCGCTGCTTTGCTGGTCGGCTCCTTCTCCTCCTTCGGGGCTAAAGGGCCCTGCTCACTCCTTGCCATGCTTACCTCGAAGGCCTTGCCGATGGCGTTTGCCACGTCCTCCATGTTTTGCGGCCCGAGCATTCGGCCCACGTCGTCAATCGTCAGGGAGGGGTCTTCGTGTTTGAGTGCAGCCCACAGGATAATGCGAAGGTCCCTGACACCGAGCTCTAGCCAGGTTGCCCGGTCCATAATGCTCTTGCCGGTTTCCTGTTCAATCTCAACCAAGGTGTTGAAGGTAATGCGAAGGTTGCGGGGTCGATCCAACTGGATCGAAACAACGGGATTCACGATCTCGTTCATACTGTCTTACCTCTCGTTTTTTCAGGGTCAAACAAAACGCCCTACACGCCGGGCGGGGAAGGTACCCATTGACCCTCCCCACTGGACAGACCGCGTAGGACGTCGGTTACACTGGCCAGCTTTAGGCTAGCGTCGGAGGCCCAGACACCTTGATGGTGACGGATGCCTGTAGCACGTCGGCCGGATCAGAGCTCGGCTCGAACGCAGTGATGATCCCAGGGAAAATCCATTCGGTTGTGCCGGTGTCCGGGAACACGATTTTGTAGTTCAGTTCGCTCCGGTCGGTCATGGTCTTGACAAGGCCGCCAGCGGTCGCAGCCGTGTGCGTGGCATTGGTCGGGACGAAGTTGATGTCCAGACTCACCTCGCCGCCATCAAGCAGGCCACTGATGAACTTGCGCCAGGGCGTCGCGGTGTTATGCACGGTGACGTCCAAGGCATCGGCCGAGATGCTGGGGCCGGACACATTGCGAAGTTCGGCGATGGTCGTGTAGACTTCGGGAGACTCACCGTCACCGACTTTGAGATAGGTTTGAAACGCGCTAATTGCTAAGGTACTCATGCTGTTGAACTCCTCTCAGTCTGTTCGGTGACCCGGCCACCTTTTTTCTGCTGCTTCCATCTGTTGTTAATTATCGGCACGTCGACACCCGCCCACTTGCGCCGCTGGAATTCGGTGCGGTCCTCAAACGCTTGTTTATGGTTGAACCCTTGGCTCTCTAGAATGCGGACTGAGGAACTGCGGGCGCGGTGAAGGTACGTTGCGCCTTCCATGTGGTTTGTACGCCAGCCAGCGCACTCAAGCTGGTAGCGCATGTCATTGTCCTCCAGTCCCCAGCCAGGGCCACCAAAGGGACCGCCTGTCTCGAAGCGTATACCGTCGGCGAAGGGCTGCATGCGGAACAAGCCATACTGTGTCCACGCGACGTCCTGCTTGCTATCCTTGAAGATTGGGAACTCCTCCAGACTTAGCAGGCGCTTGGTAGTGAGTCGCCGTTGCTTGGCATGTCCACCGGACCACATGCCGATGCACCCGACTTCTGGGTGCTGCTCTAAGTGGTCTACCATTCCGCCTACTGAGTGAGGGATGACTTCGAGGTCACAGTCGGTGAACAGGATGTGATCCATGCCAAGCCCCACCGCCAAGTCAAGCATCTGGTTTCGGGCGATCGAGTTACCCTTGTTCTCGGTGTTGAAAATGATGTGGACCGGGCAGGTCTTCCGCCAGCGGTCAAGGTGAAGGGCAATAAGTTTCTGGGTGCCGTCGGTTGAACCATTGTCCACGATGATGACCTCAGGGATAACCCGCCTGAACTTCTGGAGTCTTGCCGCCTCAAGGACCAGAGCTTCGATCCCGTCAATGGTGACTTGCCCCATCTCCCACGACAGGCTTGCCAGGGCCACGCGGCGCCTGCCCTTGCAGTAGAACTCGGCAGCAATGTTATCCCCCATACGTTCCCAGTCGTCAGTCCTAGTCTTGCGGGAGGTGTTACGGCTGTGGATACCCACGACGGTTAGCTCAGGTGTACAGGTGGCACGCCGGTGCATGCCAATACGCCTAATGAACATTTGGTCTTCGGCCCGTGACCGATCCGGGAATGGGTAGTTGCGCCAGGCGTCACGATGGAACAGCATTGTGCCACCGACCAGGATGGTGCGGTCCCCGTGTTTGAAGTGGTAGCTGCGGTCCTCATCCACGTCGTAGTACCAAGGCTCTGAACAAGCAACGACATGTGTCGCTCCCTTGAACAGCTTTAGTTTCTCGGACAGGGCGTATGGTGCCTGGCGGTCGTCGTCATCCCAGATAGCGAAGTGAATTGCCTTGCTGGCACGTACAGCCATGTTGCGCCGTTCGCCGATGGTCGTGTCCGGGTCACACTTAATGAGCCGGACAGCATTGGTGTCGTCTGGCAAGTAACTGCGGAAACCGTCAACGCTTTCCGTGACGACCACCAGCTCCTTGTGTGGCCAGTCCTGCGCCATGAAGTCGGCCACAGCCTCCGGCCAGAACTCCTTGCGCTTCTCCGACGTCACCAGTATGCACGCGACCAGCGGGTGCCGCTTCTTCCAGTCGGCCGGGCTGTGCATGTAGGAAATGTGCTGTTTCATGGACAGCAGGTCCGGTATGTCAAAAGGACACGCCGAACAGAAGTACCACGGTATATTGCGAACTACCTTGGTTATGAATTGGGGAGGTCTCATTGGCCTGGGACCTCGAAGATTTGCTGCCCGCTGGGATCATACAACTCCGCCTCGATGGGACGGGTCTGGGCCAGCTGTGCTGCCACTGGGAGAAGGTGCTGTGCGTACACATGCTGCTTCATGAGTGTAACCCCATCAAGGGTATCAAAGGCGCAGTGGCGGCAGTGCCACTGCTTCCGGCCGTGCCAGCCCTTCGGGTTGTATGTGAAGTCCCGGCCCTTTTGGATAGGGGCGCCCTCGGCCCTGGCAATGAACTGCTGGACCTCTACACTATCGGTCCTGTTTTGAGTCTGAAGACCAGGACGTTGTGCCTGATCCGCTCCGGGTCCATGATCGTTTGTGCGCTCTCGAATTGACATACTATGATTCTCCAATCTGTCCCGCTGATCGGCTGGTGCTCCAAAAGCTGGATAACCCTGTTGCCGATCAACTTGGCTTCTTTGAAGCCGCGGTAGTCGGAGTAGACATGGATGGTGACTGTAACCTCGCGGCCGAGCCGCGTGTGCAGGTTGTCAGCTACCTCGTTCCATTCCCCAAGCCGAACGTATGGAGTTCGTACTTCATCCTCAGGGGGAACTTCCCCGTCGTACACGCCATTCGTAAGCAAACCAAGTGCCACGTCCCCTTCAAGGATGCTGAAAATGCCTACTTGCAAATCCCATAATGAAGAACCACTCATGACGTTGACCTCCGTGCCGCTGCTTTCATTGCCCTGCGTATTTTGCGGTTGAACGGGTTTCGCTCCCGGTCCCACGCAGGGTATAGGAAGGGCTGGGCCAACATGCCCGCCCGGCTACCATGCACGTACCCCGATGGAAGTGGTGGGTGCTGGCTGCTGCTGCCACGCCTGCCCGTACCAAATTCCACGAATTGTGCATAGTCCACATTCGTTCCAACTTCCCCGGTCATCCCGTTGTTCAAAAACTCAAGTTTGATTGAGGACCGCAGGCGACCGCCGAGGATTTTGCCCTTCTTACGGACAGGGCATAGCTCTTTTGCCTGGCGCTGAATATTGAGGGCCGACTCGTTGACGGCATCGCGTACTTCGGCCTTCGCGTGGAAGTCCAGTAGGCGGATCTTCTGGCGGAGTACCTCCTTGCCGACGAGTGTCACCTTCACTTTGCTTTTGGCCATTTATCCTCAGTCTTCTTTATCGAGCTCTTCCTGGCAGAACAGTACGATCTTCCGGTTCTCCTCGTCTATGTCACGCACGCC